ATTCCTACTGCTGCCGCATTTGGAGGTGCATCTCAAGCGGCATTTAAAATACTCGGAGCTGCCATTCCGGGGGCAAAACGACTACTTCAAGGCAAGTCATTTATCCCTGAAGATATCGCTGCATCCGTGCCGGAAGTAGCACCAGAAATAGCCGCTAAAGATCTACGTTCAATCATTGATAAGGCAACTGGAACTGGCCTAGGATCAACAAAAGCACAGATGGAATTAGCGCAGCTTGCCAAGGTAAACCCAGAAGCACTTGCAGTAGCGCAAGAGTTAGGCATCGAAGTGCCGATTGATGTACTTAGCGATAACCCACAGATGCGAGCGATTGTAGGCACGTCTCGTAGCATCTCTGGCTCTGAAGCAGAAGCAGCATGGAAGACGCAACAAGCGCAGTTTGTGCAGCAGGCTGACGATTTAATGGAGCGCATCGGCGCAAACAACAGTTTATCCGAGGTGTCCGATGACGTTAAGGCTGCGCTAAAGAAGACAAGAGATGACCTAGCGTCTAGCGCAAAAAAATCTTACGATGAAATCAAGCAATTGATTCCAGAAAAAACAGTCGTATCCAGCAAACAAGATTTAGGTCTTCCAAACCTTAAAAAATTGCTTGATGATACGCTTGAAAAAGTTGGAGACATTGAAAGGCTTAGACCACAAGAAGCAGAGTTATACGACATCGTTAATAATAAAAAGATGACGTATGGAGATTTTAATCGCATAAAAGACGATATAAGGTCAGCGTTATACAAAAAAACTCCAAATACATATGGAAATTTAAACTCAGCAATTTTAAGTGATCTTTATAATGCGCTTACGCTAGATCAACTTGCTGCAGTTGAAAAATTTGCAGGAGTAGAAGCTAAAAATAATCTTTTGGCGGCAAATGCAACGTATGCGAAAAAAGCAAATTTAGAGCGTTTAATTGTTGATGCCTTTGGAAAAGACACAGAAGGAAGTATTGCTGGGTTAATTCGTCAGTCTATTACAAAAACCGGGAAGGGAAGCTCAGAGGGCTTAACGAAACTGCTTAAAGTTGTTCCGCAAGACTTGCAAAAGGACACATTGCTTACGGCCATATCGGATCTATCAACAGAAACTCGCGCTGAGTTTGGTGGACAGTTTAGTTTTGCAAAGTTCAGAGCATTGTACGACGGAATACAAAAGGAGCGTCCTTTGATGTCTAAGATTGAAGGCATCATCGAGCCTGAAGCTGCAAAGACGCTTAAGGGGCTTTATGAAATCTCCAAACGTGTCACCGAAGCCCGCGCTCTTGTAAGCTCTACTGGAAAAGCCAATCAAGCATTGATCCAAGAGTTGAGGGCGCAAACACTTGTTGATCGCATCTTAAACCCGGCAACTGGCGCTGCTATTGGAGCGTCTATCGGTGGTGCTCCCGGTGCATGGGCTGGATCTAAGTTGTTCTCTGCAATCGGCGGATCTAAAGACCGTATTGCTGCAACTGGAAAGCTCTTTATGAGCCCAGAGTTTCAAAAGTTGGCATCTGATGCGGCATCAAAGTCAACAGTTCCAAACTCCAGCATTTCAGGTGTAGCAAATTCAAGTGCATTTAAAAAGTACGCTGCACTAATGAAGCTGCCGCATGAGCCGATGAAAGGGGAGCGTTGGATTAAAGCAGCACTCATGTCGCCATACGATATGGCGCAACCTCAATCTGCATTTGAGCCAAGCAGAGTTGTTGCTGAGGTGCTGCCGAATGCGTCAATCAAGTCTGATCCAGCTACGAAGTTTAAGATTCTTCAAAAGACTGGCGGTAAATTTAGACTGCTTGCACCAGACGGAACAATTAGTGTATTCAACACGGAGGGTGAAGCAATTAAAGCAGCAAACAAGCAGCTTAAAAAGTTCAACGCAGCACCTGTAAAGTAACACTATGCCACTAAAGAAATCCGCATCCGAGAAGGCGTTCGTAGATAACATCAAGACCGAAATCAAGCATGGCAAGCCGCCCAAGCAGGCTGTAGCTATCGCTTACTCCGTGCAGAAGGCAGCTGCTACTAAGCGCAAGAAATAGCTCATGGCTAACATAACACGGAAGTGGAAACGCTTCCTTGCGGTCAGTTGCAGCCACGGGTTTATGGCGGACCAGGCTGTACTCAAGGAGGTCTTACGCTTTCGTGATCGATGGAAGCCGGACACGGTGCTGCATCTTGGTGATGCCATCGACATGACGTGCCTGCGTAGCGGCGCGATTACCAACGATAGCCATGACGCTACGGTTGACCCGGAGGCCGATCTCAACGATGGCCTAGCATTTATCTCTGCACTTCGTCCACAGCACTACCTGCTTGGCAACCATGAAGCTCGGCTCGTTACGCTAATGAGCCACCCTAAAGCGATCATCTCGGCCTTAGCGACTCGCGTGTATCATCAGATCCACGACAGAGCTAAGTCGATCAAGTGCAAGGTCTACGACTACAAGCTCAAGACCGGCTTCGTTGGTTTAGGTGACGCGCTATTCCAGCACGGATACCTGCACAGCGAGCAGGCGCTCAGAGACAGCGCAGAGCGTATGTGCCACGGCAAGTACACCAAGCTTGTCATGGGGCACATTCACCGTGTACAAATCGCTGAAGGTCGGCGCATTAAAGGTGTCACTGGCTACTCTGTTGGGTGGCTGGGAGATCCCGAAATGGCTGGCTATGCGGAGAATAGAATTGCAACCACCGCTTGGAGCAGAGGCTGGGCGTGGGGCGAATATACTGACAACGAGACAATTATATGGCTGACAAAAGAACTAAAGGACGGAAGCTTCAAGCTGCCCCTGTAGAAGGGGACTGGCTCTCGCAACTTGCGCAGAACCTAGAGATTCAACCTGCACCTCCGGGGTGGTATACACTCTCACAAATTGCTCAACGGCTTGGAATTGGCAGAACCGCTACACGGAACATCCTTGCTCAAAAGAAAGCTGTACAGCAAAAGTTTTACCACAAGACAAGTGACGGCAGGATTCTCCCCACCGTACACTACAAGCTATGAGCCCCGAGGAAAAGGAACGCCAAGTCATCATCCAACGCGCAAAGGACATTCTCTCTGAACACTTTGAGTGTGGCGAGATCCTCGTACAAGCGCAGGACGAGAACGATAGCGACAACACGAACCGCTACGAGAGCGGCTGGGGCAATCGATTCGCCCGAGACATGCACATCAACCTCATGCACAAGGAGCGCGTGCTGGAGCACTCATGGATCGAAGAGTGTGGGGATGAGGACGATGACGATGACGAGGATGACGACGACGAAATAAAAGCAAAAAAGTAGTTGCGCGTAGTAGACCAACGTATACTTTGCTAGGCATTCGGTGAATGGTTCACCGATGAAACACAACAAAAATGAAAGTAGCACAAATTAGCGACATTCAGAACTTGGCCGATGGCTCGGTCATTGGCGAGATGCGGGTGACGATCAAAGCGACGTTCCCGCCGAAAACAGGCGAAGGAAAGTTTGGCCCTTGGCGGGTACAGAACTGTGTCCTTCAGGACTCAACTGGCGAGTGCCGGGCATCGTTCTGGTTGCCAGATGAGATGGGCGACCTCAAGGGCCAGATGGTGACCCTCAAGAGCCAAGCTGGCAAGAAGGGCTTGCAGGGCATCTCAGTTAAACATAGCACACACTCCGGCGAGAACGAACTCAAGATCACCGACCAGTGCGCAATCATCGACGATGCTGGTGCAGCCGTAGCCGCAGCAGGCCCACGCAAGCCGGTGCAGGCAAGTTCGCCAGTGTCGCTTACCGTAGCTGACGCCAAGCGGGCGCTCTTCCAAGCAGCCCAGCTCATGGCTGAGGCCATCAAAGCAGCCGAGTGGGTTGGCGGTCAAGCACAGGTGACGCCCGAGCAACTCCAGGCTATTGCCACATCACTCTTTATCTCCGCAGATCGTGCGGGATTTGCGAAGGCATTCCCCTCAGCGCAGACAAAGCCGGTTAAGAAGGATGAGCCCGTTGAACTTGAGGAGGACGATCTCAAATGGTAAAAGCTAAAGACATTTCCGTACTGTGCGGTGTCACGCTTCAAACCATCCTGAAGTGGTGCCGCGAAGGGAAGATCCCACATCACCGTATCAGCGCACGCTGCCTGCGGTTTGATCTCATCGAAGTCAACGCTTGGCTGGAAGCTAAACGCGATGCCAATAAACTCAAGAGCCAAGGGCTGTAGAGGCGAGCGCATGTGGCGCGACGAGTTGCGTGCGGCGGGCTTCACGGCCCGTCGTGGGCAACAGTTCGCTGGAGGGACGGACAGCCCGGATGTCATCTGCGAGGAACTCAAGAACCTGCATCAAGAAGTGAAGTTTGTGGAGAACCTCAACCTCATCAAAGCCACTGAGCAGGCAGAACGTGACGGTGCTGGTAAAGCTTGGATCGTGGCTCACAAGAAAAACCGTACACCTTGGTTAGTGACGATGAGCAGCGAACTGTTCTTCAAGCTACTTAGGGATGGCATGGAAGGTTTGGCTAAATAATTCTGCACCAGGCAGGGGCGCGACTGCACAACGCGCACATTTACAAAATGATAAACGAAGAATTACAAACGATAGAATTTGAGTCAAAGGATGGCACATACTGTATATGCGATGACCGCATGCAGGCCTTGATTGATGGGTATTCACATAAGCTGGATCTTAAGAATGAACTGCTTAAGGCATCCGCGTGGTTAATAAAAAATCGCAGTAGGCAAAAAGACAAGAAGTCGGTTTTTCGTTTTCTTGTGTGCTGGCTAATGAGGTCGTTGAAATATCAAAAACATGAATATAAGCATTAACATCACATATAAATCCGGCACAAAGGTTGAGCTTATCGTCCCGCTGGAAGAGCCCTGCAAGATCGCCAGCGAACCACAGCCAGAGTCGCAGCCAGTACAGCCTGCGCAGGACTTGGCGGATGCCATGTGCATCGTCACAAACAAAGAACTGGAAGCGTCCGGCAAGCGGTACACTTCTGTCAACGAGCTTATCGACGATCTCTGCAAAGACCCCGAGGTAGGTAGGACGATGAGCATGTACAACATGACGTACACAACTATCGACGGCAAGGACTGGCAAGTGCCGCCGGGCTTAATGAAAGACCTCGTCATCATCTACGGCGAGAAGACCGTCGAGCAGGAGCTGCTCAAAGCCCACGCATGGCTCGAAGCTGACCCTGCAAGACGCAAGACGCCACGCGGCATGGGGCGCTTCCTGAACGGTTGGCTGTCCCGCGCAGCGTCGATGGTGCGGACACCGATCAAAACCTTACTCAAGCGCGATAGCTTAATGTCTACCAATGGAAGCACACAAGAAAGCTGGTAGGCGCAGGCCGGTGGAGCTACTA